TTTAAATTCGGTAGCTCCTGCATGAAGCCATCTGAAACAAAGGTTTAGTAAGTCTATTACCATAAGAGTATTCTCGTACTCTTGCATTTCTGTAAATGACTTCATATGAATTTAGGTTTCTCGTGTTTAATAAAATCTTCTAATAGTGCGATAAAAAAGATGTGATTTTCTCTATCTACATAAATGTGAGGAAAGTCGCCAGAAGGTATATCGTAAAAAGCACAAAAAAGTTTACTTCTATCATGCTTAAAAATAAGCAGAGGTTTACGTTCTGTTTGTTGTGCTTGTCTTAAACATTGTTTCCACCATTCTAATAATTGAGGATTTTTTCCAGTTATTAACGTGTGGTCAATATGACAATCTTTATAGTGTTTTACTTCTACTGAATAATAATTCTTCTCATTAGGTACGTATAGGTCACCTTTTAATTGGTGCACGACATTAAGCGCACCACTCCCGGGAGTACGTTCCCATTTTAATCCAGTAAGTTCTCGTAAAACATCTCGTACTACTAATTCAGCACGAGATCCTTTTTGACGACTATCAACCATTTTCAATCCTCGATATATTCTTCTCTTTTATAACGTAGATACGTTCCAGTAGAGGATGGCTAAAACTATGGCTAACGATAAAAGTATTAAGGGATTCTTCATTTAGAAGAACTTCAATCATCTTTTCTTTACCCTCAGGATCTAGAGAATCAATAGTTTCATCTAAAAATAGCAGATTAATTTTGCTATTTGATATAGACTGCATTAGTTTTCTAATACCTAGAAGGGCGGCCGCATTTACACGCGCGCGCTCACCGGAACTAAGTGCATAAATTTCTATATCTTTTCCATTGTCGGTAATTACCACATTTAGTTTATCGGCAGATATTTTAAATGTGAGTTGGAATCTACCACTAGATAATTCAGCTAAGTACTCATTAGTTAGAAGCTCTAAATCTTTAATTAAACATTCAATTTTATAGGCTACTAAACCCGTCGGACTAAATGTTTTTATTAGAATTTGCAAAATATTATTACGCTCTGATAACATATCTAATTCTATTTTAAGCAATAGAATTTGATTTTCCGCTTCCTCTAATTGATTCTTAATTACTTCAATTTTAGCATTATGTGCTATTGCTTTGCTATTACTATCAGTGATAGCTTTAATTCTATCGTTAGTATCTTTAATTTGTTTTTCTAGATCTTTGACTTGTTTTGTCAATTCCTCTTTATCTAGTAAAGTTTGCTGCAGTTTAGGGTCGTAAAGATTATGATACTTTTCGTATTCTTCAATCTTTTTAGATTCTTCTTTCCATACTTTTTCTGCGCGTGTATGTTCTTCTATTATTTTTTCTAATCTAATATAAACCTGTTCAGTTTCTTTATATACTTTAGTACTTTCTTCTACTAGATTATGTACTTTATGAGTATCAATATCTTGTAAACATGTAGGACATTTATTTCCCAATTTGGACATTTTATCTATAAAAGTCTTTTCATCTCTTATAGTCTTAAATGCCACAGCCATTTGTTCGCGTATTGTAGGGTCTAGAAAAGACGGCGAAAGCGTAGTACTAATTGTAATACTGTCTCTTAGTTCTTTATACTTATTGTTTTGAGCAATCTTTTTATTAGTAGTATCTATAGTAGTAATTTGATCTGTAATAGCAGATACTTGTTCGATAAGTTCCCTTGGAGACTCTGGTACAAATAAAATATTAATAGGTTCTAAATCAGTGCTAGCAAACTTATTAATAGTATTTTCTGCTACTGTTATCTTAGTATTAATTTCTACTAGTTTATTACTTAGTTGTTTAGCTTCGTCTTTAAATACTTCACCAATATCGACATATTTACTAAGACTTAATAGTTCGATAAGAAATTTCTTTCTATTACCATCTGTAGCAGTAAGAAATTCTAAACTAGCAGCACTTGATTGATATACAATTTGTGCAAATGTTTTATGATCGTACCCTAACAAATTTTGAATAATAGAATACGTACTTGTAGCAGTATGTCCACTAATATCTATTCCATTTTCTAATAACTTAACAGTTTGCGTAGAACCTCTAGTAGTCCTAATTTCGTACTGATTTCCATCTTTCTCGAACTCTAGTTCAATACTATACGATTTAGCTTTTACATTTCTATTTAATATGTCAGCTTTTTTGATGCCTTTGGAGTTTTTATTGTATAAGGCTTCTTCTAGAATTAATGCTATACTACTTTTTCCAAATCCATTAGCCCCCACTATTTGAGTCAATGGATTCTTAGTGAAATCTATTTCGTTATTTTCACCATATGAAAAAAGATTACTCCATCGCAATTTAGATAGTATAATCATTTAAGATAATTTGCTAATTCAGAATAACCTCCGATATACTTACCATCTACAATAATTTGCGGAACAGTTCTAATGCCGGGGAATTTTTCTTTAAATTCCTCTAGACCATTAATAGATTCTATACTTTTAATTTCTATCTCGTAGCCCTTAGCGGCCAACAAATCTTTAGCCATTTCACAAAATGAACAATCTGTTTTTGTCCATACCGTAGCTTCTTTAAATAATTTTGCTTGCATGATTGCTTAACTCCAATAATACACTGTCAACTGTTTTTTCGTCTAGTTGAATAATGTATTTTAAATATTCGGTAACTTCTTGTTGTAAAGTCATTTCAGGAGATAAAATTAACGCAGTATCAATATCTCGTTTTACTACTTTTTTATCTAGTAGACCATTATCTTGAACTGCACCTAGTTCTGCTAGATCACCTTCTACTTCATAGATTGTATGGTGAAATTCTGTAGCAGGCATTGGATCTCCGGCTTTTACTGTTTTTCTGATAAGTTGCGGAAGCTCGAGCTTGATCCATTTGTACTCCAGTGATTCAGAATCAAGGATAATAACACCAGCGTCAACAATGTTACGGTGAAAACTAGTAGTAACGGGAGAACCAGGATAAATAATATTACGCTGGCAATTGTCATGAGAGTGCAGATCGCCAGCCAGCACAACTTTCCACCTGTCGAATATAGATAGGTTAACTTCTGGTTTAACATGTGGCGGAATCTCCCCTCTTACGTGAGTGCATAAAATATCACTATGAAAATCTATATCCGCAGGGTGATATTCTTTTAATTTATTGTAAGGAATAAAATCAATTCCGTATAAAGTAACAAAATCATCAATAATTTGCACTTTATCGTTAACTGCTGAAACAATAGACTTTAAATTAGATAGAAAAGTGGTATTTTTCTTTAAAGCCTCATGATTTCCCGAATAGATAATAGTAGGTATAGTACAACTATTTACAAACATAAAAAATAGTTCTAATTCCTCAATACTGGGTACCTTATCAAAAGTATCTCCCCCTACTATAAAGATATCGCAATCTTTTTGTAATATTGCTAATTCTTTAAATAATTGTCTATATCTATTCTTTGCCCACTCCACTGGAACATTCTTCTGTCCCAGTTTTAAATGCATATCTGCTGTAAATAGTATTTTCATGAGCACAAAAAGCCCCTGATCTTTCGATCAGAGGCTGTTTCCTTATTAAAGATCTGCTGCTTCTTCTGGTGTACTTTCAGTATCTCCTTCTGATGCAGGAGCAGTAATTTTCTCTAGAGCTGCTTTTACTTCATCAGCAGTAGGACGTAGATATTTGCTATCAATATCTTCTGCAGTTTCTGCTGCTTCACGTTCTTCGGCCGTAAGTGCACGTTTTTTGCACTTAAGTACTGCTAGAGTATATTCCACGTTAAATGGAAGTGGACCAGTTTTAGCACGTTTGAACACAATATCCCAACCAGTATCAGGATTAGTAGGATCTCCAAGATCTTCTGCTGCAGTTAGAATCTGTTCAAAGAGTTTCTTTTTAAGATTTAGAATCTTAACTTTGCCATCCTTGGGGTCAATACAATTGATTGAATAAGCCCAAGAACACTTCTTATCTGGAAAATATGAAGGTACGTGATCTACTTCCATATTATCGAATTTTTCTTTTTCACGACTAAATGCTAGGCATTCAATAGGAATATCTTTGTTATTAGTTCCCTTTAGCCAATATACATATCGTGGTAGAACGCCGCCAATAAGACGTACTACATTTTCTCCGTCTTTATATTCGTAAGCGTCATAGGTTTTTTTGATTGCTTTTCCTGCTGTGTCTTTAAAATTAAGTGCCATATTTTTTCCTTGAATTGAGATAAAGTGTCTCGTATTTAAAATGAATGTGATTATTTGAAACGGTTAGCAAAGGATTGCGTTTAATTCTTTCTATATCTAAGTTTGGATAAAATGAACAATCTAGTGTTATTTGATTATAGAACTTGAATAATAAGTAATCCCGCCTTCCGGCCAGTTTTATGTATTGAACTATATAAGCTATATCTGCTAATTTTCTATTAAAGAGCGGAGTCGGATGTAGAAGCCAACCATTGCCTGCTATAGACTTATATTTAATTTTTTGTAATTTCTGATGCTTTATTCTATAGTAGTAATCTTCTAAGATTTGCATAAATCGTAGATCATTACCTTGAGCTTCAGTTTCTAATTTTATTATATCGAAAAATAAAGTCACTTCTAACACCGAAATAATATTATAACATTTTTGGAAAATTTACGCAAGTGTAAATTTTTCAAATTCTACTTACCTTCCATCCTTTACTTGCGTAAAATGATAATCTAGCCGCGTTTTGCCGTTTATCAGAAGGACTGCTAAACTGCATATCTAGAACTACTGGATCTAATTTATCGGGATGAAGTCGCATAATTCTACCAATAATCTGTTCTAAACTAATAGGATTAGTAGTAGGCACAGCTAATATTGCACAACTCAACTTGTTGATTGAGATACCTTCTGAAAAGATTTGACGGCTACCAGCAATGCACATCTTTGAGCCGTTTTCGATTTGCTCAAGGAGTTCTTTTCTTTCTTCAAATGGGGTTTCCCCTGTAATAAGTATGCAAGTTGCACCTATTTTTTCCTTTACTTTATTTAGAAATTCGACTCTATCTGCCACAACTAATACTGAATGACCTTTAGCAATTTGAACTAGTGCTACATTAGCAATAAAGTTTTGATATTCTTCATCGTATAATAGAGCATTCACTTTCTGTGCCCAATTGCTACTAATAGGCAAAGCTATTCCTGTAGGTACTAGTTTAACTACGGGATTCATAGTATGAGATTGTGGTGGTTTGTAAATATCAAAACCAAAATAATCATTAAATACTACATGTTTGCCATCTGTACGTTCCAGTGTACCACTTAGTCCTATTCTATATCTAGCGTATAAAGCATCTAATACATTAGAAAATGTAGTAGCAGGTACATGGTGCATCTCATCTAGAATAACAGTACCAAATTCTTTACTAATTCTATCTACTACTTTTACTAGTGTTTGAATATTACCAATTACTAGAAAATGGTCTTCAATATCAAATTTACCCGATCCAATAATTCCAGGAGTAAATCCAAATAGTTTCTCAGTTTCTTCAATCCATTGATCCCTTAGTGCTGTAGTATGAGTAATAACAAGAGTCTTTTGACCTAATTTTTTAGCTATATGTAATGCCGTAAATGTTTTTCCCCAACCAACTAAAGCATTTATCATACAAGAATCCTGTACTGATTCATATACTGGTACTTGAGAATCTCTTAGCTCAAATTTAGTTGTTGGAAACGGTACTTCTTTTAAAGCCCGTTTATCTTCTATTTCATAATCTGTAGGTACTAAATCTAGTCTGCCTTGTGGAATGGAAATAACGCCATTAGGTAGTACTTTGTAATTTTTAATTAATTCAATAGGCCTAATTTTACTTTTAGAGGAAATTTTTCCTTCTATCTTATAAGTTAATTGCCGCATTACATGTTTTGTATGTTCTGCGTCAGGCGACCGAAAATATATTCTATTGCTTAATATAGCTCTCATATGCTTCTAGTAGTTTTATCGTATAAGGTATCGTAGAATCCGTAAAGCAAATATCCTCCTGATACTTGTAATAATCCAGCGTATCTATGTTCTATTTTAGGAGAGTAAAGAGATTTAAATCTGGTAGAGATTCCTTCTACTTGAATAATTGCTCCACCTGTACGGATTCTTTCTACATTTACTATTTTTCTAAATATTAATGGTACTCTTTTAGTTTTTTTATATTCAAATATCTTACCATTCGTATCGATAAACCAAGTGGCTCCGTTAGATAATTTTAACATATCACTAATAAAAAATGCAGCATACTTTAATCTAAATAGCTTTTCTCCACTATTTAAAAGCTTCATTCTACGTATACCTAAAGAACCACCAGGAATCTTTAAATCATCTATTACAGACGGAAAATAAACTATTTTTCCGTCATCTAATTCTTTCATGGAAAGATAAAAAGAAACTCCCTCTTCCATAATAGGTTTTCGTTTACCTAATCTATATACTGGAAAGGAAATTTCATTTAATTTCATTTTTTACTAAGCATCCATCTACAATTGAATATATTTCTTCAAAGTGTCCAAAAGAATAATCTTGTCCAATATCTTGATCTACTCCAATTGGGGATCCGGGAATTGAGCATCCTCTATCTTTTTGAGTACAAGTTTTTAGAATTTCGCAATATTCTTCTACGTGCTCATCTTTAACTAATGCCACAATAGAATCATGTACTAGCATGAAAATTTGCGCGTCTAGTCTACGTTTTTTAATTTCTCTACTAGCTTCCATAGCAGCCAATAGATTAATGTCGCTACATAGAGATTGCACTTCAGCATTAATACCGCTTCTAACTTCGTGAGAGGCAATACCTTTATCACTAGAGAATACGTTCAATAGTCTACGTTTTCTTCCAAAGAAAGAGTATGTGTATCCATTTGCGGAAATGAAATCTTTTCTTTCATCAAGCCAGTGTTTCAACTTTTTAAATTTAGTGAAGTATGAATCAATATCATCCTGAGCCTGATAGATTGGATAATCTTCTCCAGATGCTTTTGATACAGTTTCAGCAACTTTAGCTGCTCCGGAACCATATAAACACAATAATCACAATATTACTATTGTGTGTGGACTATACCTTTATCTCTTGTTAATCTATTATTTTCAATAATTAATTTATTATATAGATTATATTTTCTATCTAAATATACATTACTATTATAATACATGTATTTTAATAATACTTTTGCATCATTAGTATTATATTTTATTTGCCATTTATTGCTATCAGTAAATTTTTGTAAGTGCCCATTAGTGCATAGAATATTAGTTATATATTCATATAATGCTACTATAAATTGTTCGCTACCACACGATATAGTTGCATACATTGTGGCCATAATAGAATTTTTATTTGAAAAACTTTCGCATATTGAACCATCTCCATCAAAGTATCCTCTGATAAAATGTCTCATTAATTCTTGTGGTATAGATTTAGGAAATTTTAATATATTAGTTTTAGTAGGTACAATATTAAAATTTAAATCTAAATCTTCACACATTTCTACGTTAGTAAATTCAAAACTACATCTATTATATGTGGTAGTATTTACACTTATTTTATGTGTAGATTTTAAAAAATCCTTAAATTTTTCTAAATGACTAATATCGTCATATTTTAGCATTAATCTAATTCTATTTTTAGAATCTACATTGCCGTCTGCAGCTAAAAATCCTCCCCAATAACATGAGTATTCATTATAGTCTGCAAATGCTTTTATATTATCTAATACGGGTTTTTCTGTGCCCCAATGATTTATGGAAATCAATTTCTTTAATTTCCATTCTGGTAACTCAAATATATCCGCTATTTGCGCTCTAGATAATCCTGATAGTTTTAATTCGTTGTATGTTTCTTTAGATAGTTCCATGAGATACTCGCCGTGTTATACCTTTGCCAAAAAATTTTAGGTTATGGTTTATAATACCATAAATGAATAAAATTTTCAAGTCAAAATTTTTGGTATCGCAGCAATATCCTAGTAGGATATTCTGTCAGTCTCTGAACCATTTATAAATATTACTATTTATTCTGGCTGCTGATTGTCCTTAACTTAATAATAGGAGTTCCAGCAATTGAGCGAGTTTTTAACTAATCATCACTGATTAGTGGGACCTTATAGGTTAATCCCAAATGAAATAGCTTTAGCAGATTGCCTTGAAGAAGGGTATAGTTTTTTAACTAAGTCTACCTCACATGGAAGATTAAAAACCATATGAGCAATAGTTGAGTGAAAGTCTCCACCACTTTTAAATACTTTCTGTAGGTTTGCATCTTTACTTAATACTGCCGCGTAATACATTTCGCCAGTTTTTAAGTCTTGAGATACAATCTTATATCCTTCAGGAGCTACAATACATCCTTTAATGATAGGGTCATCACGAGGAATCTGTTGGGCGTTGAATTTTCCAGAGCTGGATAGCCGCCCAGACGTTGTAAAGACTAAATTAAAGTTTGTACGAATTTTTCCATCTTTATCAATTTCTGGTAGAATCTTTTCTACATATGAACTACGTAGTTTACCAAGTTGTCTTACTTTAAGAAGTGCGGCAGGTAGCGGATGTTGTTCGCTTAATTCTTCTAATACTTCTGCATCTGTAGATAGTGCGCCTGTTTTAGTAAGTTTGCCCGTAGGAGATAATTTTAGATAATCGAACAGTACTTTTCTTAGCTGTTGAACACTATTAGGATTAAATATTGTTCCAGTATCTTCTTCAAATTGTCGTACAGCTGTATAATTATAGATATCTCTTTTAGCTTCTTCCATCCATTGATCTAAGTATGCACCAGCAGCACTGATTCTATTTTTATCAATTGGAATCCCTACTTCTTCCATTTCCATCAGAAATAGAGTACCTTGGCGTAATAGAAATTCATATACCCACATTAAACGTACATTCTTTTCTACTAATGGTCGAAATTTATTGTATAATTCAAAAGTTACTGCTGTATCTTTTGCTGCATACGTACTAATTATATCAAAAGGAATAAGATCATATGTAAAATCTTCTTCCAGCATTTTATGCTGTTTACAGTATGATTTCTTAAACAAATCTAATTCAGCATCATAATCGCCATAATTAGTATATTTTAAAGCTAGTTCTTTTAGACCATGACCGCTATTTTCATCTAATACATAATGTAACAACATTGTATCATGTACTCGGGCATACTCGAATTTCATTCCCATATGATAGTTTAACATTTTAATATCAAACTTCATATTATGAAATACAATATCGAATTTCTCTACGATTTTAGCCAGCAGTTCTTCGTGTCTGTGATCTAAAATATCTGTCAGAAGATAACGTCCTTGATTAGTTTTATGGGAAATAGAAATGCCTAATACATACCCGTCTCTTGGATACAGTGCTGTAGTTTCTGTATCCATTGCGATAAATTCATGCCCAGTATCTAGTACTTCTTGTAGGTATTCTAGAGCTTCTTCAGAGTCATCAATTCCTTTGAAATCTCCGATTATTGAACTATACTTACCATTGATAATATCATG